GATGATTTTGTTTATGGAGATGATAAACTTAATGTGGTGCGTAACCATCATGATAAGTTGAATGCAATAACGATGAAGGATTTCTTTGAGAGTGTGAATATGGGTTTTACTGATTCTGTGAAAAAACCAATAATAGTACCGTTCCAGGAGATTAGTGACATAACATTTTTAAAAAGATCTTTTGTTTATCATAATTTATTGAAAAGGATTGTTTGCCCTTTGGAATTAAGAGTTATTCACAATACGCTTTCATATTATATGGCAGGAAAAGATCAGATTTCTGTTTTGCATGATAAGATTCATGCCGCGCAAAGAGAGTTCTTTTTGCATCCTGAAAGGGATTTTCTTTTGACCGATTTTTATGAGAGGTTGGAAAAGAAAGGGTTACAATATACTAAGTTGAGTAGAGAGTACCTTATGTCAGTTTATCTTGACGAAGAAGCCTCTGTTCCTCTTAGTTTTTGTAACCCGAATATTTATTTTTAATTAGTATAGCGTTATAATTCGAGGCGAACCCAAATGGCCTTGAAGCGACTGCTAATTAGATCTTATTTTTATAAAATTAGGGAGATGAGTTATTGGTAATTATTGTAGTAACTACCCTCATCTTTAAATAAATGCTACAGCTAAACAATTAAATTTTAATTATAACCAGGACACGGGGATGAAGGAGACCGTGTCTAATTTTTATTCTTCAATTAAATCACGATCTGCTGTCGAGCCTGATTGTATGTACAATAAGTTCCCAAAATTGGCTAATGTTCCTGAACAACTGAAGATGGATTTTACAAGGCTATTAGCTAAACCATATTATATTAAGTCGATCCCTTGGGTTACGACAGATGTTGTCGGTACAGAACTGTTTAGGGATGCAGGAGGAGATTTTGCGCAAGGTTTTAATGTGCCTTCGTCATTGCAGTTAAATGCCTTGGCTAAAATTCCATTCTTTTCATCTGTTTTATATCGGTGTAAACTCCGATTGATAATTCAGATGGCAGGAACACCAATGCACCAAGGGTGTGTATTGTTTGGAGTTCAGCCCACTGGTTTTAGAGTTGAAGGAGCTCCGGTCCCAGAAACACTGAATAGATTTAATTCACTGATGGCAGGTCCGCATGTTTTCGCTTTTGCTAATGAGTGTACTTCTGTTTCGCTGGAAGTGCCATTTTATTTTAACACTAAATTAGGTAAAACTGATTTAGATGGAGAGACTATCCAGCCTAACTATACCAGAGGTAATTACGCACAAGTTCTTGCCCTGGTTTTAAATCCTTTGCAAGGTCCGGCTGGATCTTCCACCCGTTTAACTTTCTCTGTGCACGCTGAATTTTATGATATGGAATTTTATGTCCCGCATACAGATCCCTTATATGCTCCGACTCCCCCGGGTCTTGCTGCTCAAGGTTTTATATCTGAGTTAGGAGCGTCTGCGACTGCAATTTTGGATAGTACTTTTTCTACTGCTAGAAAAGTTACATCTGATTTTTTAGATGTTTCTAGAGGAGTAGTGCGTCGTTATACTGGTTTAGATGCCAATAATTTTCCTAGCATCCAGACTAAAAATCATGTAGTAGCTCGTCAAGTAGCTAACGTTGTAGACATGTCTAAACAGTTTGAGAAAATGGATCCTTATGGAGATTTCGATCGGATCTGCAATGACTACATTTTTGATACAGAGAGAGATGAAATGCTC